CTTATCATATGTGATGATCTAGAAAATGACGAAATTGTCCTCAACAAAGACCGACGTGATAAGTTTAAACGGTGGTTCTATGGTGCTCTTATCCCATCTTTGGCGACACATGGAATTATTCGGGTAGTTGGCACAATCCTACATGAGGATTCATTATTAAATAACTTGATGCCTTCTCCTTGGGATAAATACACTGTTATAGAACCATTAAAACAATATAGTAGAAATCCCAGACCTATTTGGAAAGCTTCCAAATATAGAGCACATACAGATAACTTTCAGGGTATCTTATGGCCTAATATGTATGATAAGGATGATTTCCTTACCATGCGCCAAGATTACATGGATAGAGGTATCCTGGATGTCTATTCTCAAGAAATCTTAAATGAGCCTATTGATGAATCAGTAGCTTATTTTAAAAAAGGAGATCTTCTTGGAATGTCTCCTGATGACAAGAAAAGAAATATGAACTATTATATTTCTGCTGACTTGGCAATTAGTAAGGAAGAGACAGCCGACTATAGTGTATTCTTAGTAGTGGGAGTGGATGAGCATAAGACCATCCATGTAAGAGACGTTATCCGAGAGCGATTAGATTCTCGTGAAATTGTAGATATGATCATTGAATTACACCGTACTTACAATCCAGAATTGTTTGGTATTGAAGAGATGATGGTGTTAAAGTCAATTGGACCATTCCTACGAGAAGAGATGTACCGTACCAATACCTTTGTTAATGTATTTCCACTGAAACATGGTGGTAAGGATAAAATTGCTAGAGCACGCTCTATCCAAGGTAGAGTAAGAGCACATGCAGTTAGATTTGATAAATCTTCGGATTGGTATCCTACACTAGAAGACGAACTCCGTAAATTTCCACGGGGTATGAAAGATGACCAAGTAGATGCATTTGCATACATTGGATTAATGCTAGATTCTCTAATCGAAGCATATACCCCAGAAGAAATGGAAGAAGAGGAATATTTACATGAGCTTGAACTCAGCGGAATCTCAGGATCCGGTAGATCAAACATCACAGGATACTGAAGAAAATCCTAAGGCTGCTACTGTTAATAAGAACCTCATTGACGATTTCGATGAGGATCAATTAGTAGAGCTGGCCGAACAGTGTCGAAATGGTTATCTAAATGATAAGAAATCTCGTGCTGAATGGGAAGATGATTTAGATACTTGGATTAAATTAGCTAAACAGATCCGGGAGGAAAAGACGTATCCCTGGCCTGGTGCTAGTAATGTAAAGTATCCTTTACTTGCTACGGCAGCTATGCAGTTTGCTGCAAGAGCCTATCCTAGCTTAATTCCTAGTTCAGGTAAAGTAGTTAAAGGCCGAGTAATTGGTAAGGATTATACTGGTGAGAAGTATGAACGCTCTGAGCGCGTATCCACCTATATGTCTTATCAATTATTCAATGAGATGCCTCATTGGGAAGAAGATATGGACAAAATGCTAATGATGCTTCCAATCATTGGCACAATGTTCAAGAAGACATACTATAGCAAAGCTGCAGATAGAATTGAGTCTTGTTTAATTCTACCAAAAAATTTAGTAGTTAATTATTGGACAAAGAGTTTAGATGACTGCGAACGTATTTCAGAAGTTATCTATATGTCTCCAAGAATATTAAAGGAAAGACAGAATCTAGGTATCTATAAGGATGATGTAAAGTTAGGTACTCCATCAAAACCACAGGATGTTGGTGATTCTATGGCGGATGATGAGACTACTCCATATACTCTTATTGAACAACATACGTTCTATGATAAGGATGGTGATGGCTATCCAGAACCGTATATTGTTACTTTTGACTTGGATACTGGAAGCCTTTTACGTGTGGCCGCTAGGTATTATTTGGATGATGTTACACTCGCCGAAGACGGTAAGACAGTGGCTAAAATTAAACCCATCCAAATGTATACTAAGTACGGATTCGTGCCGAATCCTGATGGTAGCTTCTATGACATTGGGTTTGGTGTTCTTCTTGGTCCTCTTAATGAATCTGTTAATACTCTTATTAATATCCAAGTAGACTCAGGACATTTCTCAGCTTTACAGGCTGGTTTTATTGGTAAAGGTCTAAGACTCAAAGCGGGAGACAATCAATTTAAACCAGGTGAATGGAAAATGGTGGCTGGTAGTGGAGATGACCTTCGTAAACAGGTTATTCCTCTACCTATGAAAGAGCCATCAGACGTACTCTTCCAACTTATGGGAAGCTTAATCACTTCCGGAAAAGAGCTTGCAAGTGTGGCGGAAATCTTCGTTGGAAAGATGCCCGGACAAAACACACCAGCTACCACGACGATGGCATCGATTGAACAGGGCATGAAAGTCTTTACAGCCGTCTATAAAAGACTCTTCCGTGCCCTGGGTAGCGAATTTGATAAGATTTTTGACTTGAATGCACTTTATCTGGATCCCCAGAAGTACATTACAGTTATTGATACAGAGATTGGTCCCGAAGACTTTAATCGGGATCTCTGTGATATAGTTCCTGGTGCTGATCCTACTGCTGTAAGTCAGACTGAGAAACTATTAAAGGCCCAAGGATTAATGGAAATACTTCCTTTAATTCCTGGACTACTTGATCCAATTGAAGTTGTCTCTAGAGTTCTAGAAGCTCAAGAACAACCAAATTGGCAGAAGGTGTTTTCACAGCAAGTCCAGCAATCTGGACAACTACCACCTCCACCACCTGATCCTAAACTCATGGCAATTCAGGCAAAGGTAGAGGCAGATCAGCGTAAAGCACAAGTAGATATCCAAAAGAAACAAATGGATATGGAACTTGATTCACGCGATAGAGCAATGCAAATGCAAATGGAGCAACAAAAACATGCTCAAGAAATGCAGATGATGCAAGAAAAGACCATGAATGAAGCCGCTTCTCAGATCCAGATGGCAAATATTTTTGCCTCCACTGAACGGATGAAAGGCCAACAACAATTGGCCCAAAAAGATCAGGCGCATCAACAGAAGATGGCACAGACTAAGGAGTCACAGAAATTATCACCAAAGACCAATTCCACGAATGGAAAGAAAACGAAGTAACAAAAGCTTACTTTGAAGTCATTAGAGATCGTTGGCGTGAAGCCATTCAAGACCTAGCATATGTAGATGCTACTATGTTAGGAAGAAATCAAGGATATATTCAAGCTTTAGTAGATGTCTCTGACATCTCTCTATTAGAGGAGAATACATGATTACAGTAACCGGTTGTAGAATTCTTGTCAAACCATTTGATATTACTGAACACGATGAGATTTATCGTAGAGCAAAACAAGTAAATATTCAGCTCTTAGATATTTCTGAACGTAAACAGCAAATTGAAGTAGATAAAGGAACAGTACTACAAATTGGACCAAAAGCACATTCCGATTATATTGGTGACCTACAAGTAGGAGATACCATCGGATTTGCAAAATTTGGTGGAAAGTTCATCAAGGAAAATGATAACACTTTCCTAGTGATTAACGATGAAGATGTAATCTGTATTATCAAGGATTAATATGACAGAAGATACTGGCATTGTAAAACCTGAAGATCTGGAAGTACCTGATCAAAAAGTTAAAGTAGAAGATAAAACTCCTACAGAAAAGGAACCAGAACTTTCTCCCATCGAAAAGCAAGCCCTTGAAATGGGTTGGCGTCCTAAAGATGAATTTGATGGAGAAGATGATGATTTTATTGACGCAAAGGAATTTGTACGTCGTAAGCCATTATTTGACAAGATTGAGTCTACCTCTAAAGAACTAAAAGCAGTTCGGCGAGCGTTAGAGAGTTTTAAACAGCACTATTCAATGGTCAAGGAGACCGAGTATAATCGTGCAATGGAAGCTCTAAAGAAACAACGTAAGCTTGCCTTAGAGGATGGTGATGGTGACAGATTTGAAGCCATTGACACTGAAATTAAGAATGTTGAGAAGCAAGTAGCAGATATTCAAAAGGAAAAGGCCGCTCCTGTTGTACAGGATGAACCTGAATTCTCTAATGAGTTTCTGGTATGGAAAGATCGAAACAAGTGGTATGATCAAAAAGCTCATATGCGCGTATATGCAGATCAACTGGGAGTTGATTTACATAGACGTGGTATGAGTCCACAAGAAGTGCTTCGTCAAGTAGAAAAGGAAGTTAAGCGGTATTTCCAACAAGAATTTATCAATCCACGTAAGAGTGATGCTCCCAACGTGGAATCCAGCCGAGCTAATGGCAAGGCAACTAGTAAACGGGATGATTATCCCCTGACCGCAGAGCAAAAGAAAGCCATGCATGATTTTGCACGTATGGGGCTATTAACCCCCGAAGAATATATTCAAAGTCTGCGTGAAGCTGACAAGAACCAAGCATAAAGGAATTCATTATGGTTAAACAAAATTCCGAAGTGGCAAGTGCCCGCCCCCGTCGAACGCCAGTGAATGAGCGCAATCGTCTCTCAGTTCGTAATCGTAAAGACGGATATCATTATCGTATTGTTAATGACGTAGAAGATCGTATTCAACAACTGTTGGAGGCTGGTTACGAAGTCGTACCGGCTGATGAAGCAGGAAAGATTGGCGATAAACGTGTAGACAATCCGAGTGCACCCGGCTCTAGTTCTCAAATTTCTGTCGGTCAAGGTGTTAAAGCTGTTTTAATGCGTCAGCGTATTGATTGGTACAAAGAAGACCAAGCGGCTAAACAAGCTCAAATTGACGAATTGGAAGGAACAATGAACTCTTCAGGTGACTACGGTAAGGTAGAACTGCGTAAAGCAAATACCTCCTTAAGTTAAATAAGAGTGGCCAGGGTGCTATCAGTTTATATATTTATGAAAGGATAGGCTATGGCCAATACTTCTCGTATTCAAGGCTTTCGTCCAGTAAAGCACATTTCAGGTGCACCTTATAATGGACAAGCCAATTTGTACTACATCTCCAGCGCCGCAGCTAATATTGGCACTGGTGATCTGGTAGTTACAAATGGTTCCGCTTCCCCGGCTGGTGTTGCCACAGTGACTGGTGTTGCTGCTGGCTCTACTGCTGCGGTTGGCGTTATCGTAGGTATCGTTAACTCCAAGTTTGATCCAGTTGCTGGTGCAATGTCAGCAGGTTCAGTATCTTTAGATACTCCCCAGTATGTTGCTTCAGGTGGTTCGGCTTATGTTCTAGTTGCAGATGATCCCGATATTGTGTTTGAAGCTGAAACTTCAAACGGTACTCCTGCAGTAGCTGATGTGGGTCTAAATGCTTCACATGCTGCTACAGCCTTTGACACGACTCGTGGCATTAGTCAACAG